GAAGCATGGGCGAGTACGACGCAAAACGACCGCGCCGCTGCGTTGCCAGATTACGTGACCTGATCCGACACGTTGTCGATGAGAACGGCTACCCGATTACAAAATTACACGGCTTACGAATGCTGAACGCCGACATTTTCAGGCACATCCCTTTGTCCTCAGCAGACAGTACTAACGTCGCACGCAATATCGGGATCGATAAAGCCTGGAAAAAATCAGCCTATGCGCCGGCAAGTAAAGAGACGCGTGCAGCGGTACTTGTTGAACGTATTGAGTCAATAAACAGCGCCAGCTCACTGAACTATGACGCCGGGCGCGACAAGTTTATGCCACAACTGGCCTTCGAACTTTAAGGAGTCAGCATGACAGCAGAAATCATCGACCAGGCCAACGAGCTGGTAGAGCTTACCATGGAGCATGCTTTACGGCGCATTCGCATCGACCGTGACGCTGTTTCAGCGGAGCAATGCGAGACGTGTGGCGTGGACATTCCTGAAGCGCGCCGCGCTGCAGTTCCCGGCTGCAAAACATGCGTGGATTGCCAGCAGCTGAACGAGCTGCAGGGAGGCAAACATGCTCGCTAAATTAATCGCGCTGCTGAAAGGTAACAGGCTGGAGAGCAAAGAGTTCGATTACACCCGGCAGCACTGGGGCCATGCCCTGCATTTCGTTCGCGGCTTCAAGCCAAAGGGGAAAATGGAGATCACTGGCCATTTCTTTGGCGCCGGGCTCATTCACGAGAAGCAGCCCAAGAAAGGCGATACGTTCACCATCGCTTTGACGGGCAACCGGACCGGCGTTCTTTGCATTAAGGCCATAGAGTTCTACCGCGATCCGAACGATATGTTTTACGCCACAGTTACTTTCGAGGGGTTGAAATCATGACAGAGCAACTGAGCCGGGAGCGGCTGGAAAAAATCGCATCATGGCGTGAAAAGTTTGGCGCTGGCCACAACGTGATGTTGCCAGCTGAAGAGGCCGAAGCGATGTCCCGCATGCTGCTGGCGGTCATCGACCAAAAACCAGCGCTGCACCGCTACCGCCGCGTCAATGTTGAACCTTATGGACCATACCCATGGAGCTATGGAGAATTTACCGGATTCTCTGAGCCTATCGAAAGTATTGAGGACGAATATTTTTACGCAAAACCACCAGCGCCGATGGCTTTATCTGACCGCGAACGGGTACGCGGCGACCATGCTAAATGGTCACAGAATACGTTTGGAAACGTTGGACCTATAGGGCCGCTGAAACATCTGTCAAAAGAGGCGCTGGAAGCTGCTGCCGATCCTGGCGACCTCAGTGAGTGGGCTGATATGCAATTCCTGCTGTGGGACGCACAGCGGCGCGCTGGTATCACCGATGAGCAAATCACCGCGGCGCTGCAAGAAAAGCTGAAAGTGAATATGGCCCGCGATTGGCCGGAGCCAAAGGACGGTGAGCCACGACTGCACATCAAGTCGTCTGCAGAGCAGTAGGCGTGAGTGGAAACTGTTCAGAATATCCACTGATAAACAAATCCCAGTCTAACGAGTGCTACTTACGGGAAAATCTCTTAAGCAATTTCAGTGTATTTTCCCAGGGTAGTGACCTTGAGTTATATGAGGTGACTATGGAAAACGTAATCCAGTTGACCCCGAACAAGTGGGTTGCTGAAAAAGTTCTGATAGCGGTAACTGGCCTGAAGCCAGGCACCATTTTGAGGGCACGCAAAGAGTCATGGTTAGTAGGTCGTGAGTATGTGCATGTTTCACCTGATGGGATACCAAAACCAACCAGTGAATGCCTTTACAATCTCGGCGCGATTGATCGCTGGATCGAGAGCCAGATTTCAAAGCAGCCGAATATGGGGCTTTGATTATGTTGCGCGTGTGGCTAATCTGTCTGTGCTCTTGGGCGCAGGAGGAAAAATGGTGAAACCGACCTATCCAACCGGCGTTGAAAATCACGGAGGTAATCTCCGTATCGTATTCCACTACAAAGGCCAGCGCATTCGTGAAAGCCTGGGGGTGCCTGACACCCCTAAAAACCGAAAAGTTGCTGGAGAACTGAGAACCTCTGTCTGCTTTGCTATTAAAACAGGGACTTTTGATTACGCTGCTCGGTTTCCTGACTCTTCAAATCTGAGAAGGCTCGGCCTCCAGCGTAAGGAACTGAATCTTTCTGAACTTGCTGAAAGATGGCTGGCTCTTAAACGGATGGAGATATCGAGCAATACCATGCGCAGTTATGAGTCAGTGATCAGAAACATGATTGAAGTTTTTGGCCGTAATAGACTCGTGTCATCTGTTAGCCAGGAGGATGTGCTTTTTGTCCGACGAGATCTCTTAACCGGTTTCCAGACCCTGAAAGATCGTCAGAAGAAACCAGTTAAAGGAAGAAAAGCACCAACGGTGAATGGATACATGGTTATTACCGGGGGGATGTTTCAGTTTGCCGCTGATAATGGCTATATCGGTTCAAACCCCTTTGAGGGGATTTCGTTGCTGAAAAAATCAAGGCCCGAACCCGATCCTCTGGAACGGGACGAATTCATCCAGCTAATAAATGCAAGCCAGACACATCAGATCAAAAACCTCTGGTCGCTGGCTGTTTATACTGGATTGAGGCATGGAGAGCTTTGCGCTTTATCCTGGGAAGATGTCGATTTGAAAGCGGGTACTATCTCGGTGTCGCGCACTTATACGCGGGCCAGAGAGTTTACTTTGCCCAAAACGGATTCAGGGATCAGGGTTGTGCAACTTGTTAAGCCAGCTATCGAGGTACTAAAAAAACAAGCCGAACTGACAAGGCTTAACAGGCAGAGGCAGGTTGAAGTAAAACTGAGGGAATATGGCCGGACGAGCATCCACCCATGCACTTTCGTTTTCAACCCAGAGATAACCCGCAAAAATCCGCGTGGTGAAAATCACTACTCTGTTTGCTCCCTGTCATCATCCTGGGAAAAGCTAATTGCACGAGCGGGTTTACGATACAGGAATGCATATCAGTCACGCCATACTTACGCATGCTGGTCACTGGCTGCCGGGGCTAACCCGACGTTCATTGCCTCGCAGATGGGCCACAGAAACGCACAGATGGTTTACAACGTGTATGGTGCCTGGATGAATGAGAATAATGCAGATCAGTTAAGCATATTAAACAGCAAATTGATGCCTGATGCCCCACTCGTGCCCCATTTGGTAACAGCTAGCAATTAAATTTTCTTTATTTCATATACTTAGACAATGAGAGCCACCTTATGATCACAATTGACGGTAATGGCGCAGTCGCATCCGTTGCGTACCGCACCAGTGAAGTTATCGCCATCTACCCGATTACCCCCAGTTCAACGATGGCTGAACAGGCGGATGCCTGGGCAGGAAACGGTGTGAAAAATATCTGGGGCGACACGCCGCGCGTGGTAGAGATGCAGTCAGAAGCAGGTGCGATTGCCGCCGTGCACGGGGCATTGCAGACCGGCGCACTCTCAACGTCGTTCACCTCATCGCAGGGTTTGCTGCTGATGATCCCGACCCTCTATAAGCTGGCCGGGCAGTTAACCCCCTTCGTGCTGCATGTTGCCGCGCGAACCGTCGCGACTCATGCGCTGTCGATTTTTGGCGACCACTCTGATGTGATGGCGGTGCGCCAGACCGGCTGCGCCCTGCTCTGCGCCAGCAGCGTGCAGGAAGCCCAGGATTTTGCCCTTATCTCCCATATCGCCACGCTAAAGAGCCGCGTGCCATTTATTCACTTCTTTGATGGTTTTCGCACCTCGCACGAGATTAATAAGATCGTGCCGCTCTCAGACGACACCCTGCGCGCGCTGATGCCCGAGCAGGAGATTGACCAACATCGCGCGCGGGCTCTCAACCCGGAACACCCGGTGATCCGCGGTACTTCTGCTAACCCGGACACCTATTTCCAGTCCCGCGAAGCGACAAACCCGTGGTACAACGCCGTTTACGACCATGTTGAGCAGGCGATGGATGATTTTGCCGCCGCCACGGGTCGCCACTACAAACCGTTTGAATATTATGGTCACCCGCAGGCGGAGCGCGTGATCGTGCTGATGGGCTCGGCGATTGGCACCTGCGAAGAGGTGATTGATGAGTTGCTAACGCGCGGCGAGAGAGTCGGCGTGCTGAAAGTGCGGCTCTATCGCCCCTTCAGCGCCGCGCATCTGCTGGCGGTGCTGCCGCAAAGCGTGCGCAGCGTGGCGGTGCTGGATCGCACCAAAGAGCCGGGCGCGCAGGCAGAGCCGCTCTATCTCGATGTGATGACCGCGCTGGCGGAAGCCTTTAATCGCGGTGAGCGCGAAACCTTGCCGCGCGTGATTGGCGGCCGCTACGGGTTGTCGTCGAAAGAGTTCGGCCCGGAGTGTGTCCTGGCCGTCTTTAATGAGCTGCGCGCCGATAAACCGAAGCCGCGCTTCACCGTCGGCATTTATGATGATGTGACTCACCTCTCCCTGCCGCTGCCGGAAAACACCCTGCCGACGCACGCCAAACTGGAAGCGCTCTTTTATGGGCTCGGCAGCG